CTTTTTTGTACCCAAATTCCCAAAACTCAATAACGAAATGGAGGTGTTTCAATGGCTAGACCACGTAAATTGAATGCGACAAAGCAAGGACATAGAACTAAAGAAGAATTAGAGTATCAAGAACTTAAAGAAAATGGCTTATCTCAATTTAATAAGATTGATGTTAAGAGTGTTCCGTCTGATTTAACTAAAGAAGGAAAAAAAGAGTGGAAGCGTATCATTCCTTTACTTGAACAATTACCTATCGCAGAACTTGATTATGATCGTATCAAACGTTACTGCCAATTAGTATCACTTACAGATGAAGCGTATCGTCATATTATGCAAAATGGCACAGTGAATGAAGAAGGTACAAAGCGAACACCTCAATATTTCACTTATATGGATGGCTTAAAAGAACTTAAATCAATCTGTGGTCAATTAGGAATGACGATTGACAGTCGAATGAAGTTGGTTGTCCCTACACCTGATGAACAAAAACAATCGGTTTACGATAAATTTGGTGTTGATGACGATGACTAACGTTAAAATACCTAAATCTTACGAAGAATACTTAAATATCCCCGATGAGTACAAAGATGACGCTTACAAATACTGTGTCATGGTACTATCTGGCACATTTATTACTTGCAAAGATACACGACTTGCTTGTATTAGACATTTAAGAGATATAAAACGAAGTATTGAAGATGATGAGTTTCCTTATGTATATAAACCTAAACGCGCAAAGAAAGTTATTCAATTTATTGAAGTGTTGCCAGATACAAAAGGTAAATTTAATAAACTCGCATTGTTTCAGAAGTTTATCGTGTCAATGGTAAGAGGTTGGTTTACTGAAGAAGATGATTATCTAAGATTTAATAAAGCGTTTATCTCAATGGCTCGTAAAGGTGGGAAATCGCTTTTAGTAAGTGGTTTGACACTCTACTCATTCTTATTCGATAGAGAACCAGCAGAAGGTAGACAAATATTTTGTGCTGCAAACGACAAGAAACAAGCTAGTATTGTATTCAATATGGTAGCTAAACAACTAATGTACTTCATCTCTCAAGTGCCTGAACTAAAAAAAGACGTTAAAAAGGTTAGAGAACTACTTCAACATACAAAAGATGGCTCATACGTTATGCCTCTCTCTCGTGATACAGGGGCAGTTGACGGTTTTGAGCCATTTTTAGCTGTTATAGATGAATATCATGCTGCAAAAACAAACGAAATGTTAGAACTTATCCAATCAGGTCAAGTTAACTTGATGCAAAGCTTAATCTTTATCATCTCAACGGCAGGATTTAATCTAAACGCTCCAATGTATATGGATGAATGGCCTTATGCTAAAGAAATACTTGCCGACACATATCGAGATGAACAATATTTTGCAATAATATTTGAACAAGATAGCGAGGAAGAATGGCAAGATAAATCAATGTGGTCAAAAAGTAATCCACTTATCAATGAAAGCGATGATTTAAAAGAACAGATTGAAGATTTCTTACAAAAACGAGTAGATGAAGCGGTTAAAAAAGGTACGATGTTCCGAGTATTAGTTAAAAACTTTAATTATTGGATGCAAGCGTCAGAAGAAAGCTATCTAGATTTTAACGACTGGAAGAAAAATGAAACTGATTTTGATATTAAAGGAACTAAAACATATATCGGATTAGATTTATCTCGTGCTGATGACTTAACAGCAGTTTCATTCATACATTTAGATGAAGCTAAGAAACAATATTTTGTGACAAGTCATTCATTTGTTGCTACTAAAGGCGGACTTCAAGCGAAAATTGAACGCGACCTAATAGATTACAGACAAATGGCACAGCATGATTATTGTACAATCACCGACTTACAAAGTGGCATTATCAACAGTAATCAAGTATTAGATTACATTGAAAAATACATCTTAACTAACAACTTAGATGTCCAAGCTATTTGTTATGATCCACATGCTATTCATGGTTTTATTGCAGAAATTGAAAAACGAAACTGGCGTTATGAATTGATTGAAATTCGTCAGGGCGCTATGACGTTATCTAATCCAGTCATTGATTTTAGATTAAAAGTTATAGACGAACAAATTAAACACCATAAAAATCCACTACTCGATATCGCAGTAAAAAATGCAGTAGCTAAGAACGTGAATGATAGTGTCATGATTGAGAAAAAACTTAATCGTGAAAAGATTGATCCATTAATGAGTACGATATTTGCATATGTTATAGCAAGTGAGCATGAATGGGACAAAAAACGAGCATTGCCAGTATTTATATAAGGAGGTGGCACGTATGGAAATAGCAAAAAATATTATTATCTTACTATTAACCTTAATTGGCATTATTTTAATTGGATATGGTGCATATTTAGCGTGGAAGCCATTAGGTTTTATTGTTGCTGGATTACTTGTAACAGGCTTTGCATTAACACTTGACCAACCTTTTAAGGGAGGAGGTGGAAATAGTTAATGGGCGTATTTAATTTTAATGGTTTCAGACGTAGTAATGAAGTTTCGGTTGATAGAAGTACACTAAGGATGATTACAGAAGCAAACGGTTTAGGTGGCATTACATGGAATGGCATTAGTTCTTTAAGAAACAGTGATGTATTTACTGCAATTGACATTATCTCTAAAGACATAGCTAGTACGAGCATTCAATTTAATGATAAAGATAGTTATTTAGATGATGATAAGAAAATACTTAAACTACTTAATAGACGACCTAATCCTTATCTTGATGCATGGCATTTCAAATACATTATTGTGGCTAACATGCTTTTAAATGGTAACTCATACGTTGAAATTGTAAGAGATGATAAAGGACAACCGATAGAACTTTACCACATGCAAAATAACGCAGTATCTATTGAACAAATAGACGATAAAATTAAGTATAACTATATTGATGAACGTGACGGTCATGTCCGTTTTGATACAGATGATGTACTTCATTTTAGAATGTTCTCGATGGACGGATTTAACGGTTATAGTCCTTTATTTGCTCTAGCTAATGAAATAGGCATTTCAATGGGAAGTAAGAAATTCTTAGATGAGTTCTTTAAAAATGGTGGCACTTCTACTGCAATACTTAAATACGAAGATGGTCGTTATTCTGATGAAGAATTAGCGATAATCAGACAAAACTTTGAAAACAGTCAATTAAAGAATAATAACGGTTTAGTAATGTTAGACGATACAATGACTTTTGACAGATTAAAAGTACCAACCGAAGTGTTGAACTTTTTAAATAGCTATAAATTTAGTACCCAACAGGTTGCTAAAGCATTTGGTTTGCCTTTATCGAAACTAGGCATTGAAACTGTAAATACTTCTTTAAAAGACAGTGGTATTGAATATTACAGAAGTACGTTATATCCAATTTTCTCAATGATGAATGCAGAAATTGAAGAAAAATTATTTGCTCAAGCGCCATACGAAGTAACACTCGATTATGACGTAGCACGTTTGATTGATAGTGATCCAGAAGTAAAACTTGAACGTGTTACGCAATTATTTACTAAGAAAATTATTACGTTAGATGAAGCTAGAGCGCAATTTGGCTTTAAACCAGTAGAAAATGGCAGTGAACCACTCGCTGATTTAAACACTATATTCTTAAAAGATTTATCAGCTTATCAAGATAGTAAAGTACAGAAGAATATAGATAGCCTCAATAAAGGAGGTGATGAACTGGGTGGCATACAGTCAGATTGAAACAACTACTGATGAAGAAATGGTAGTAGAAGGTTATGCAATTATTTTCGACACATTAAGCGATGACTTAGGAGGGTTTAAAGAAATTATAAGTCCGACTGCACTAAGTCAGGTAGATGTAACAGACGTTAAGTGTTTAATCAATCACGACTATAATCAAATCGTTGGTCGTACATTAGCAAATACGTTAGAACTAACTGTTGACGACAAAGGTCTTTATTTCAAGTGTTTCTTACCAAATACAAGCTATGCAAGAGATATTTATGAAAATATCAAAGCAGGCAATGTAAACCAATGCAGCTTTTTTTATACACTCCCTATTAACGACGATACTGCAAGAACATGGTCAAAGATTAACGGTGAATATGTACAAACGATTAACACGATTGATGAATTACTAGAAGTGAGTATTGTTACTCTACCAGCGTATCGAGATACATCCGTTGTTGTAGGACAACGTGCTAAAGGTCTCGACAAATTTAAAGAGTTAGAAAAATATAAATTAGAGTTCGACTTAGAAAGCTTACGTGTAGATACGTAGGCTGTTTTTTATGCCGAATTTTAATAAATAAATTAAAGGAGTGAAACTAATGGCTACATTAGACGAACAAGCTAAGTCAATTAATGATTTAATTGATCAAGCACAAAAAGCAGTCGCAGATGGAGATGTAGAAACTGCTAGAAAGTTAAAAGAAGAAATTGAACAAGCTAAAGCAACTTACAATGAACAAAAAGAAATTGCTGACGCTGTTCAATCAGAAGAAAAAATCTCAAGTAATTCCGACAAACCAGCATCTACTGAGAAAACAGAAACAGAAGTGAAAAATGACAAACCTGATGCAGAAAGTAAAGATGTAGAAGTAAAAGAGAAGAAAGAACAACCAGAAAAGGTTGAAGTTAAAGAGGAAGTTGAAAATCCAACCGATGAAGAATTAGAAGATAAAAAGAAACTAGGAGGCAAACGCTCAATGACAAGACAGATTATTGAAAACAAACAAAGCAAGTTATCTGACGAAGCGCAAGGCTTTGTAGATTACATTAAATCAAAAGGGACTAAACGTGACAACGTTAAATCAGTCGATGCACAACCTTTAATTCCAGAAGATATTAAGTATGTGCCAGAAGAATTGCCTGAAACGGTAGTTGACCTTAAAAAATTCGTAAATGTTCAACCAGTTACAACTGCTGCCGGCTCTCATCCAATTTTAAATCCTGCACAAGAAACAATGATTGCAGTTGAAGAATTAGAGAAAAACCCAGAACTAGCTAAACCTAAATTCACAGACATTGATTACAAAATCAAAACATATCGTGGTCAAATTCCAGTTTCTCAAGAAAGTTTAGACGATAGTGAAGCAAATCTTGCTCAAATCATTGTTAAAAACAATGCACGTCAAGCTTTGAATACAACTAACCAACAAATTGCAGGTGTAATGAAAACATTTGAGGCAGTTAATACTGCTAACTTAGATGATATTAAAGCAATCATCAATGTAGATATTGATCCAGCTTATAATCTTTCATTAGTTGTGTCTCAATCGTTCTATCAAGCGTTAGATACACTTAAAGACAAAAATGGTCAGTATTTATTAAAACAAGATATCACTAGCAAATCAGGTACAACTTTATTTGGTCGTCCAGTATTCATCGTTAAAGATGAAATTTTAGGTGCTAAGGGCGATAAAAAAGCGTTTATCGGCGATTTAAACTACGCAATCTTCTTTGCAGACCGTAAACAAGCTACTGTTAAATGGGTAGAAAATGAAATTTATGGTCAAGTTTTAGCAACTTACATGCGCTTTGACGTTATAAAAGGTGTAGAAGAAGCAGGTCGTTTCTTAACTTACACAGGTACAGCTGGAGATTTAGGCACTGGCTCACCAGAAGCATAAAAGGAGGCTAAATAATGGCTAATTTTAAAGTTAAACAACAATATAACGACTTAGAGTTAAAGCGTGTACTTAAAAAGAATGAAGAAGTCGAAATGACAGTAAAACGTGCTGATGCAGTAGAGAAAACATTGAGCGAAAAAGGATTTAAAGGTCCTTTCTTAGAACGTATTGATAATAAAGATAAAAAGTAGGTGATTAAATGCTTACTTTGGAACTTGAAGAAGTTAAAAATCGTTTAAGAGTTGACCATGATTTTGATGATGATGAAATTTTAGGGTTGATACAAGCGTCTGAACAAGAAATACAGGGCGCTGTAAGTGGTTATGGCAAAGCAAATACTTTTTATAAAGGTAATGCACTTTACAACTTAGCTGTGATTAACCAAGTTGGTCATCACTACGAGAATAGATCAATTACAAGTCAATTCGCTAAGCACAATGTAGCTCCTTCATCACTAGCGCTTATTCAAAGTTTGAGAGGAGCGTATGCTTTATGGAAATCGGAAGGCTCAAACATAGAATAAAGATTTATGACCAAACTGAAACAGTCAATGATGAAGGTATATATGTAACAGATAAGAAGTTGATTGCCACTCCTTATTGCGAAGTGTCAAAAACTACAATAAAAGAATTTAGAGAAATGGGCCTAGAGGCAAGACGGGGAACAATCGACTTTATTATCCGTTATCGACAAAAGGCTGATATACAGTCAGATATGATAGTTGAATTCAAAGGAAAAGGATACAAGATTAAATATATCGAAACAGACTTACAAGATTTAGAGCGTCAAATGTTGAAATGCGAGGTGGTAGAGTAATGACTAAACAACGTTACGACAGTGATAAGGATATATCAGATAAAATTAGAAAATTAGTTATCAATAGTGAAAAGCAATCAAAACAGGCAGTAACAAAGGCTGCAAAACTCTACAAAGCTAACATTGAGGCTAATACACCAGTACACAAGCGACAAACACATTCAACTCATGCAATAGAGGTATTAAAAATCTCTAATTTCAGTCGTGATGAACTTAATCCAACTAAAACAGTTGGTTTTGATAAAGGTCGTAAACGTAAAGATGCTGGTTGGTATATCCACTTTCCTGATGTCGGTACTCGTCCCTCCACACGTTCTATGGGTCAACCACCACAACACTTTATGCGACGTTCATTAGAAATGAGTAAAGCACCTATTTTAGCGATATATAAAGAAGCAGTAAGGAATATGGTCGATATTGACTAGACATCCTATTGTACGTGTATATTCATGGCTAAAAAGCGATAAAGAGTTAGAGAGATTACTCAATTCTAGTAAGCAACCTAAAATATTTAATTTTGAAATTCCTGAAAACTATCAAAAAGCAGAATACACACCTTTAGTAAGAATTACAGAAATATTATTACAAAACACAATATATAGAGATGGCGATAGTGAATACTATCGTTTTTTATTTGCCATTGAAACGTTTGGTAATGACATCAATACTACTTACACAGTTAGTGAACATATAAATGACATTATCAAACAACACAATGGCAGAGTGATGAGTCGAGACCTTTCAAAAGATAAGGAACTCGGTCTTTTTAATCAAATGAATGAATACGAAATAATTTTACCAGTAAAGGAGTAATTAATAATGGCAGACAAAAAAGTAGCAATTACATGTGAAGGTTTTAAAGCACGTCGTCAAGAAGGTAATGGTTTTGAAGCAGGAAAATTAACAGATGTACCAGGATTACAAGAAATCGAATTAGAATTAGAACAAGGTAACGAACCAGTATATGCAGATGGTGTTAAAAAATTAAATTTATTCAGTGGTATTACTGGTGCAACAGTTACAGCAAACTTAATGGAATTAAATAAAGAAGAACGTGAACAATTCTTAGGCGTAAAAGTTGAAAAAGGTATGGAGTTATACACTTCTGATTTAGTACCTCCATATTTATCAGTTTCATGGAAATATCGTTGTAACGATGGTTCATTCGTTTACTACGGTTTAACTCGTGGTAACTTCAACATTCCAAACACAAGTGCATCAACTATGGAAGATAGTCCAGAACAACAGGACCAAGTAGAAATGGAAGGTTCATTTGTACAACGTGATAACGATAAATTAGTATTTGCACGTATTCACAGTGCAGATCCTGAGTTCGACGAAGAAGCATTCTATAAAGCAATTCATGGCGATGATGCAGTGACGACTGCTGACAATACGCCAGCTGCATAAATAATTTAAGGCGACTGTAATAGGTCGCCTATTTTTGTATACAAAAATAACTAATAAGGGAGCAATACTAAATGGCTAAAGTAATCTTAAAAATCGGCGGTAAAAACAAAACGTTTGTTAAAGATAAATTGAACTTAGGTGCAGTTAAAGCACAAGCAGAGTTCGAACAAAAATTACAAACAGGTTTTAGTACAATCGGCGAGTTACAAAACTTATACCGTAAACATCGTTCAATCTTAAACAAAATCGAAAAAGTAGAGAATAAATTAGCAGATGTAGAAACAGATGAAGAAGCAGAAAAATTATATCAAGAACTAGACAATCTAGAAGCAACAGATGAGTATAAAGAGTTCTTAAATAAATCAGAAGAACTAAACGAACAAATCAAAGAAGAAAGTGATGATGATGACGACTTTGAAGTTTACGATGAGTTCGCAAATTTATTAGTCAAAGTATTCGATAATCAATTCACAATTGATGAAGTATTTGACGGTTTAGAAGTAGAAAATAGCTTACCAGATACTTATAGCAAAATATTTGCTAGTAATGACGCGGGAAAGTCAAAGAAAAAAGCGACTACAACAAAGACAAAACAGCAGACGAAATAGTCGAAGATATTTATTTAGTTTACCGTCATTTCATAGAGGACGCACAGTATAAACCACATGAAGTTGACGCAATTGTTATGGAAGATTTCGATAAATACTTCAATACGAAGAAACGTAAGCGTAAGGCTTCTAAAGTGGCTAAAGCAGGAGCATTAAGTCCTGAACAAATGATGGCATTAATTTAAAAATAAGGAGGTGGAATAATGGCAGATTTTAACTTAGGTGCAGAGGTGTCGATGGATGTTGATCCCATAAAAGCTTCCTCGAGAACATTAGAAAGAGAACTAAAGAACATCAATAAATCTTTACGTTCTCAACGCTCAGAGTTTAAGAGAAATGAGTTAAGTGCTGAACAACTAGCTGATAGAGAAAAAAACTTAGGTAAAGCAATTAAAGCACAAGAAGGCTTACTTAAAAAACGACAAGATAGTCTACAAGACGTTAGAACAGAAATTAGTAAATCTAATGTAGTAACAGAAGAACAAAAAAGGAAGCTTAATAGTGCATCAAGAGCAGTACAACAAGCAGAAAATCAACTTTCGACTTATAATCGTGAATTAAAAGAAACAGAATTAGCTTACAAACAGTTTAACCGCTCTAGTGACCAAGTAAAGAATAGCTTAGGTGAACTTAAAAACAGAGCAAAACTTAGTGAAATTGCTTTTAAACAGGGTACACGTTCAGTTGATAACTACAAAGATCACTTAACAGAAATGAATTACACCATTACTAAGTCTAAAGCCAACATCAACTTGCTTAAACAAAATTTAAAAGAAGTGTCATTAGCACACGGTTCAACAAGCCGACAAGCCGACAAATTGCGTAACGATATTTTAAAAGAAAGTATCGCTATGCAAATCGCACAAGGTCGAGCAGATGAACTTTCAGATGAATTAGATAAAGTTGCTAGATCACAACGTAAAGTGAGGTTAGCTACTACTTTAATGGGAGCAGGTTTTGCAGGTGCTAGAGATAGTGCAGATAGAATAGCAACAACCTTACGAAGTGTGGGAGAAGTTACACAAGGTGTTGTGGGCGAAATCATGGCTACACAGTTCGCTAACTTAATACCTATCATGGGTTCGGTTGTGAGTGCTGGTGCTGGTATCGGTGGTATGCTTACATCATTAGCTGGAGGTGCTATCGGTCTAGGTGGTGCATTTGGTATTGGTATGGGCGCTATTAATGCGTTTGCAGGTCAAGCGACATATGCACTTAAAAAATTAGAAGATGGCGAATTAGCATTAACTAATGAAACAAGACGTTATCAAAGTGTGTTGAGTAGTTTAAAAAATGAATGGGAAGGACTTATTGCTCAAAATCAAGCTAAAATTTTCAACACACTTAGTAATGGCATTAATATTGCTAGAACTTCTCTATCTAACCTAAATCCTTTCCTAGCACGTACAGCAGGACAAATAGAAGGTATGAGTGGAAAGATGTTGAATTGGGTTAAAACTTCATCTAATGCAAAAACTGCATTCAACATTCTAAATACACAAGGGACACAAGCGTTCGGCCATTTATTACAAGGTGCTTATCATTTTGTAGATGGTACAACCGCTGTATTTAACAAACTAAGTCCATTGTTCGTGTGGGCATCAAAAGGTTTTGAAAATATGGCTTTATCGTTTAGAAGATGGGCGAATAGTGTTGAAGGCTCTAAAGCGATAAACGGTTTTGTTGAATACACTAAAACCAACTTACCTATTGTTGGAAGAATATTCGGCAATGTATTTGCTGGTTTATTCAATCTGTTCAGTGCATTTAGTGGACATTCTCACAACGTATTATTAGTTATAGAAAGCGTAACAGAAGGCTTTAGAAAGTGGAGCGAAGAATTAAAACGTTCAGACGGTTTCAAACAGTTTGTTGAATACCTAGAAACGAATGGTCCTAAAGTATGGCAATTAATTAAAAATATAACTGGCGTGTTATGGGGATTAGTGAAAGGTATGGCTCCAGTTGCGTCAGTCACATTGTCGGTAACTAATGTTATAACTGGTTGGATGGCAAGCATGGTTAACACACATCCTGTGATAGGGAAAATGCTAGGCTTAACCGTATCTTTAACTGGTGCTTTATTACTTATGCTTAAACCCTTCTTCTTAGTTAAAGGTGCGCTTAGTGGTATGCGTGGCGCATTACTAGCCGTCACGGGCGCGCAAAAATTATTTGGTGCAACAGGTGCATTTGCAACGTTAGGAATGAAACGTCAAGCATTACAAACTAAAATTGCAACGGTAGCGACTAAAACATGGGCGTTAGTGACTAAAGGTGCAGCATTAGCGACTAAAGGGTTAGGTTTAGCCATTAGATTTATGACAGGCCCAATTGGTATAGCTATCACAGTTATAGGTGCATTAGTTGCAGGTATCATTTATCTGTGGAAAAACAATGAAACGTTCCGTAACTTTGTAATAAATGCATGGAACGCAATAAAAAATAGTGCAGTAGCAGTATTCGGATTTATCAAACCATATATCATTAACATTTGGAATGCTATCAAGAACTCAACTATTGCTATTTGGAATATTTTAAAAAACGCTGCAAAAGTAACATGGAATGCGATTAAATTTGCAGTTCAACATCCTATTCAAGCGCTAAAAAATATTATCTCGGGTATATGGAATTTTATAAAAACAACTAGTATAAAGACATGGAACGTTATCAAGAACGGAATAGTTGCTATCGCTAAAAGTTTAGTTAATTTAGTGAAAGTGAGTTTCAATGGTTTAAAATCATTCTTTAGTACATTATGGAATTTCGTTAAAAATAATTCTATAAAAACATGGTTAGCCATTAAGAATGGCGTTTTAAATATTATTAGATCATTAGTTAGTGGTGCTAAAACTGTGATTAGTGGTTTGAAGAAATTTATTTCCACAACGTGGAACGCCATAAAGTCTATTTCAATCAAAACGTGGAACGCTATAAAGAATGGTGTGGTAAATGCTATTCGTGGTATGAGTAATGGTGTTAAGAAAATAGTAGGCGCTTTAAAATCATGGATGAGTAAAGCATGGAATGCTATTAAAAACATAACAGTAAAACTCGCTAAAGGTTTAAGTAGTGGCGTTAAAAATACATTTAATAGTTTGTCTAAAGCAACACGTAGTATCTTTAATAAACTGAAAAACTTTATGTCTAATACATGGCGTAGTATTAAAAACACTACTATTAAGCTTGCTAAATCGTTATGGTCGGGCGTAAAAAATACGTGGAATAGTCTTTCAAAAGGAACGCGTCGTATTTTTAATAATGTTAAAAGTTATATGAGCCGAACATGGAATAGTATAAAAAACAACACTATTAAATTAGCTAAATTATTGTGGTCAGGCGTTAAGCGAAACTGGAATAGTCTAAAAAGTGGTACTAGCGCTATATTCAGTAGAGTAAAGAACAGCACTATATCTAAATGGCGTTCTATGAAAAATAGTATGGTAAATATAACATCGGCATTATGGTCTAAAGTAAAAAATACATTTTCTAATATGACCAATGGAATTAAAAACTTTATAGGTCGTATCAAAGGTCATATTACTGGAATGGTCAATGCTGTTAAAAAAGGTTTAAACAAATTAATCGGTGGAGTGAACTGGGTAGCTGGCAAAATTGGAATGAAAAAAATACCTACTTTCAAATTCCATACAGGTACAGAAAGTACACATACACAAAATTTAGTGACTAATGGTAAGTTAAACCAAAATACTTTAGCTACTGTTGGAGATAAAGGTAAGGGCAACGGTCCTGGAGGCTTTAGACACGAAACAATCATACCGCCTAAAGGTAAACCATTTATAACTCCAGCTAAAGATACGACTATGCCGTTATCTAAAGGTACTCGTATTTTAAATGGTGCGCAAACACATGCTATGTTAAGTAACGGTATGACACCTATGTTTAATACTGGAACTATACCTCGTTTTGCTAGTGGTACTAAGAAAAAATTATTCCAAGCAGTAGGAGAAACTGCAGGAAAGTTTTTTAATAGTGCAAAAAAACTAAAACACAATGCTATGGATAGTATTGGCGATAAAACCAAACAAGCTAAAGAATGGGGAGGCGAAAAGCTTTCTCAAATTAAAGGTGCAGTAGGGAAAGGCACTAAATGGCTATCGGATAAAGTTGGAGACATAGCTGATTGGGTTGGTAAACCTGGCAAATTACTTAATAAAGTGCTTGAAGCGTTTGGAGTAAATATGGATGCGTTCGGAATTGCTAAAAGCGCAGAAATACCATACAACTTAATGAAAGCTATGTTCGGAAAATTAAAAGAAGCAGCTAAAAACTTGATTGATGGTTGGTTAGAAGATGAATTTAGTGGCGGTGGAGGATATAATCCATACACTAAAGCACCATTCCATATGACGAGAGGATGGACACCTTCAGGACATGCAGGTATTGACTATGGCGCGCCGACAGGTACGCCTATTCCTTCCCCAATAGACGGTAAAGTAATTCAATCATGGTTTTCTCCTAACCAACCCTCAGGCGGTAATGAAACTCAAATTTGGGACGGTCAAAAATACACACACATTTTCATGCATCAGTCTAAACGTAAAGTAAAAACTGGAGATAGAGTTCGTCAAGGTCAAATTATTGGATTAGTAGGTAATACAGGCAACTCATTCGGCTCCCATTTACATTGGCAAGTTAACAAAGGAAAAGGTTACTTAAACAACCACCCTGATAGTGTAAACCCGTTAACATGGGCTAAACAAGCAGCTAAAAGTGGCGGGGGCGTAAATAAAGCTGCAAGTGCATGGAAACCTGATATCAGACGCGCTGCTAAAGCAATAGGAGTTAGAGTATCTAGCGCTGATGTGAATGACGTTGCTCGACTTATCCAAACAGAAAGTAGCGGTAATGCTGGCGTTACTCAACAAATTCAAGATGTGAACAGTGGCGGTAATGAAGCACAAGGCTTACTACAATATACACCAGGATCATTTAACAGTTATGCAATTAGAGGACATAAAAACATTAAAAACGGTTACGACCAATTACTCGCCTTCTTCAATAACACAGATTGGCGTGCTAATTTATCTTACTGGAAACGTCGAATGGCTAGTGGCTTAACTGGTTGGGGGCCAACTGGTAGACGTAAAAAGTACGCCGCAGGTACTAATAATGCTCGTAAAGGTTATGCTACTGTGTTTGAAAAAGGCGGAGAAATTATGAACTTACGAGGTGGCGAGCAAATCATCCCTAATGATGTATCAATCGCTGCTATTGAACGTGTTATTAATAGTGATATCTTTAACCGTACTCAATCGGCAGTATACGAAGCAATCTCTCGCTTTGCAGATGGTATTAGAGAAGAAAAAGACAAACAACAACAAACAGAAATGCGTAGAAATTTAGAATATCAAGCGTTAAAAGAACAAAATGTTAAATTAACATCCTTAGTAGAGAAGATGGACGCAATCATTTCTACATTATTCAACTTAGAAGATAGTAATGAACGTATTGCAAACAAATCTAATGTAATTGATAGATATTCGTTAGGTGAAGAAGTAAATACAATCGTTGATAAAAGAGAACGTCATAAAAATAGAAAAGCTAGATTTAAACCTAGTGTGACTTAGGAGGGATATTTTGAGCGACGCTTTAATTATTAATGATAAAAAAGTGGATGATATTTATATCGAAAGAGGGTTCAAAATACCCTCTTTTAATTATGCCTTAGAAGTCGAAGAAATATCAGGTAGAACTGGTGGTGTATTAAAAGATAGAAAGATAGGTCCGTTAGAATTTGAAATACCTTTGATAGTAAGGAATGACACTCACACAAACAGAAACGGTCGAAAAAATCATGACGATATCATAAATGATTTAGTAAAAATAGTGGATAGTGATAAGCCGATTAAATTGCAGTTTGAAAGCCAAAACTGGTATTGGAACGCCTATATCACTGGTCCTTTCGAATTAGATAAAGATGTAGGAATGCAAGCTGAACTCTCTCTAAAAGTTACATTACTTGATCCTTACAAATACGCAGTTGAAGGTACTAAAAACACAGCTATTTCTGACCAGGTATCAGTAGTAAGTGCAGGAACAGCAGACAGTCCCATCATTGTGCAAGCAACGGCTTTAAAGAATTCGAGTTACTTCTCTATCACCAAGAATAATGAAGATTATTTCATGATTGGCGATGATGATTTAGATAAGAAAGTCGAAGATTATACACCAACTTTGTTTAATGATGAGATGCGTTCTTTCTTTGGATGGACTAAAGTCACTAACGGTACTATTAACGACAATGTAACTGGTGGAACAGTTGGTGGTGCTATGACAATGAGTTCTTCAAAAGACGCTTTTATGCTCAATGAAAGTAGTATTACAAGTACAAGTGGATGGAATGGTGCAGAATATAAGCACTCATTCGGTAAAAGCACTCAAGATTTTAGTTCGACAGTTAAAATACATGTTAATCAAAGTAAAAAAGGTGCTACACATGCAACACAGTATGTATATGATACAGATAACCGTGTAATTGCTTCTATTGGTTATAGTAATCCTAGAGCAACGCAAAATATAGGCACAATACATGTGACACTATTCGACCAAAACGGTAATCAAAAGACAATATATAGATATACAAATGCACCTAAGTTTTATACATGGAAACATATAGTAATTTATATGCGTTTAAAACGTATTGGAGATAAGTTTTATATAAAAACATGGAAATATGACGAAGTAGACTATCCTAAACGAATTACGCCAGTAGATGTGACAGAAAAGGTATTTATTGATAGTGGAAACTTCTATCAACGACCTATATCGGCAGTGAGTATCTACATTGCTAAAAATGGTAGTAACTATCATATGCCTACAACAATTTTAGGTAGTTATAATCATGAAATATTACCTAAACCACCTAAAGCAAGAGATTTAATCATTAAAAAAGGTGACTTGATTAATATCAATATGGAAGAAAAGACAGTAACGATCAATGAAGAACCTGCACTCGATTTAAAAACATTTGGTAGTGACTTCTTTAACATAAATAAAGGGATTAATGAATGTATGATTTATCCAGAAAACACATATGACACGACAGTGTATTGGCAAGACAGATACTTATAGATTGGAGGTGGAAAAGTGAAGAATGTAGGAATACATGTACTTGATTTTAATGACAATATTATTGATTTCATTAGTCAAAGTGATGGTGCATTGATTAATGCTGAAATGAGTATGAACGTAGAAGAAAAAACAGAAACTTTTGATTTTACAATTGAAAATACTCGAGCAGAGAAATTAAGAGAACGCAATCGTATTATCGCTCAAGACAATAACGGTACATTCAGAGAATTTATTATCATCCACATTATAGATAACTTTGACGGTACAACTGAAATTGAATGTAATGCTAGTTATTTAGAAGATTTGAAAACTGCCAAGCCAATTAAACCTGGTAAATTTGAAGCACATACAACAACACAAGCATTGCTTAAAACACTTGCTGATACAGGTTGGGAAGTATCTGATGATACAGAATATGGTGGCAATAGAACAACGTCATGGACTTCTCATACTAATCCGTTTGATTTAATTTACATGCTTTGTACTACTTACGACATGGTCCCTAGTTTTTATATTGAATTAGGCGCACATACTGTTGAACATCGTTATGTATCAATCACTAAACCTAAAAATTTATTCAAAGGTAAAGAAATCACTAAAGGTAAAGATCTAACAGGTATGACAAGAACGATTGATCTATCCGAAGTGAAAACTGCTTTACTTGCAGTTGGTCCTGAAAAAGAAGGTGGCTCAAGAATTGAAACTGTTGTAGTAGATGATGAAGCACAAGAGATTTTCGGACTACCTAACCGTTATATTTGGGATGTATATGAGCCTGAAAGTAACGATGAGAATATGACTCTTAAACGTTTAACTACTCTTGCTAAAACAGAACTTAACAAACGTAACCGAGCAGCGATAAGTTATGAAGTATCATCTTTAGACATCCATAAATATTATAACGATGTAACAGTGCATCTAAGAGATATCGTCAGAGTGAAAGATAGAGATTTCAGACCACCTTTATATATAGAGGCAGAAGTCATTGGTATTAAGTACAACTGGCTAGCAGATGAGAGTGAATTTACATTCGGTAATGTTATTGAATACGAAGAAACAAAACTAAGAGAGTTCTTCACTAGAAAGCTTGATGAAATAACTAAAAAACTTAACGACAATTTTTCCAACGTAAACACAATCGTGAGTGATGTTGTAGCTGGAGAGTTAGAATATTACGAACATAAAATATTTAAAGGTGCAGAGCCACCAGAAAATCCACAAAACGATACATTATGGTATGACACATCAAACCCTGATGTTGCAGTGTTACGAAGATATTGGGACGGAAAATGGATAACTCAAACAGCTGATGATGTAGAAAAAATCGGTGGTTTAAGACGTGAACAAGTGATGTATAGAGATTTAAATAATAGTTTTATCAATTTAACTATTCAACATAGTCGATTACAAAATGATGTGTACGATGTGTTAAATAATGAATATCTTGTTGATGATGATTTGAAGGGTAATTTAAACCAAGCATTATCAGATGTAGATAATGTATATCAAGAGATTAAAACTAATTTAGATAGTATAAATGAAGATACAGCTACAATAGGAAAATTAGTTGATACACAAACTTTATTTACTGTGTATCGAGAAAAGTTACAAACATTATATAAATACGTTACTGACGCTAAAATTTCAATAGATAAACGATTGAAGTTACTTCAATCACAATATACTGATGAGAAATTCAATGACGCTATGGACAAAATCGCCGAAACGTTGCCTAATGGTCGTTGGGATAGTCAAAATCAACAGTTATATGCTGATATTCCAAATCGTACTGATGTTGATAAAGTTAGACAAACATTACAAGAATACACAGACGGTCAAATAAGCGATTTAAATAGCTTTTTAGGTAAAGAAATTGATAGCAAGATAAATACTACTAAATCTGAAATAAGTTCGAATATAAGCAGTATAGAACGAAAAATAGACGGTATTGAAGTTGGCGGAAGAAACTATCTATTAGTAGGAAATTTAGAAAATGGTACTTTTGATTTAAGTGATGGTTCTCCCGTAGGAAGCAGTTTTAATAGAGTGCGTAATAGTGATTATGCTGAAATCACTCAAGGAATTTATACAATAAAGACACATAACAATAATAATAGTAATTTACAATTAAATTTGTACTTTTATGATGAATACTATAATTATATGGAACAAACTGGTTTTAATTATATTTCTGATGAAACTAGAATAAATGTGCCAAATGGAGTTAGTTACTTTAAAGGTTTATTTAGGTATAGTGATAATTCATCAATTTCAACTGATGAAGTTCGCAATTCTAAAATCATGTTAGAAAAAGGAACAATAGCTACTGATTGGACGCCAGCGCCAGAAGACTTGAAACAAGACTTTATAAATACAGCTGAAGAAAACGTAGAAAACGCATTAAAACCAATCACAACACGTGTCATAACTAACGAAACTAATATTTCTGAATTAGATAAACAAATTAGTTTAATGGCTAAAAGTGATGATGTAGCACAAAAATTAAGAGATGTTGACGGACGACTTACACCTTTAGAGACGGACGTAAAAAGTAATAAAGCAACACTTGATATTTTACCTACACAAATTGAAAGTAAAGTATCTAAACAAGATTACACTTTAGATAAAGATGAAATAGTTACACGTTTAAATAATGCAGAGAGTGAACGCAAACAATTATCTAATTCAATTAGTGACAAAGTATCACTTACCGAATATAACAGTGGTATAAATTCCGTAAAATCTACTAACCGAAATTATATGCAATCTTATTATTCTCCTTCTCAAAATATTGTTAATGGCAATATTAATGGGGCTTATAGTGCCACATTAAACACAGGTAGAACACTTAACTTTTATTTTTATGATAGAGGTACTGGAACTAACCCTACTTTAGAGCAAAATGCAGATTACATTTTAAAAATTCACGAGGCGGATACAAATGTAAAAGCAGGTGTCTTTTATAACCAAGGCTCTTATACAATTGTAGGGTATACAACAGATAAAGTTATTCGTTTTAATACCAAAAACTATCAAGACATAAGAATAGTATTGGTCCCAACTGCTGATAATCAATTTATAGGTAAAGTAAGTTTGTATAAAGCTCGAAAGAACTTGATTGGACACCAGCGCCAGAAGATATAGAATTATTAGGTTTGACTGCAGAAACAAATGCGAAAGCATACGCAGACGCTCAAAAGAAAGACACAGACGTTAAACTTACAAAAATGAACACTGACATTTCTCAAAACGGTAAAGATATTCAGTTGCGAGCAACGAAAGAAGAATTTAACGCAACCAATAAAACGTTAAGTAAAACAGTTGCAGACTTTACCACAAACGTTGCCACTGGTATGACATTCACTTATAACGAAAACGGCACAATTCAATCAATGAATATTGGTAAGGACGGCATTAAATTACGTGGCGATAAAGTAGACATTACGGTAAATAAAGAATTTAATGTTATTGCTAATAAAGTTGATAATAAAGTCGGTAAAGATGAAGTGATTAATCGTTTAAATTTAAGTCCGGAAGGCTTAGACATAAACGTAAACAAAGTTGGTATAAGGGGCGGCGATAGTAGAACATATCTAAACCTTAGTCAAGATACAATAGAGTTAGCTGGTACTTTTGTTAGAACGTGGCGTGGCGACACTCAAAAAGATAGTGTATTTATGCGCGCTCAAGGTGGTTTGTTACGTTTTAGAAACAACACTCGAGATAGATCGCTTTATTATTCAGATTTCGGCATTTCTACTTATGTTGACGGAAATAATGAAGAAGCGTCAGGCTCATTACAATTCTTTGATTACACTTACTCCAATGCTCGTGGTGTAACGTTAAACAGTTCAAATGGTGTCGCTGCAGTAACTTCGGATAATAGTCGTGTTATTTTAGACGCTTATTACACAGTAAATATTGAAAGTAATTACAGTATTTACTTTAGACCTAATCGTGATAGCCGAGTAGGGAATAACGAATTTGCTATGTATGTAAAGCAAAACGATAGCGGGGCAGATACTGACGGAGTTATTAAATACGGTAACGTTTCAAGCGATACTTCTCAATATGGTTCAGGAATAAGATTTAGTAAAAGCTCGGTTGAAAGTATAATTTATGCAACCAATAAAGATGGAGATATTGGTACAGGAGATTTCTACGGAAATAAAATATATGGCGCACTTACAGCAAAAGAAAGTAACGCTTATGTATTAGTAGACGGTGCTTTACGTATCACTGATAGGAAAGGTTATAACGACGGAAATACTAACTATCGAGATATTCAATGTCAAGACATTGCATCTAATACTATCAGAACAAGAGTTGGAAAAGATTTCTATATTGGCGTGTCTACGAATGAATTACGTGTTACAAATAACCTATTTTGGAACGGTGGCAACACTGGTTACAAACCAGTCCGAGCAAGTGACTTTATAAAAGCGTCTAGTGCTGAATTTAAGCACGATATTAAAAAGTGGGACTATGACGCATTAAGTGTTATTTCTAACGAATTACAGCTATATAGCTACAAATACAACGATGATGAAAAAGAAACAATACATCATGGACCAGTTATTGGCGACGGTTACGACATTCCGGTAGAATTTGTTTTTAATAGTGGCGTGAATACTAACGAAATGCTATCTTGGGCATTAAGAGCAATACAACAATTAAACGAAAAAATAAATAAACTGGAGGAACAATTAAATGAACAACCAATTACAAGCTAATCCAAATTATGTTATTGAGGAGTTAGTTACTCAAAACGCTAAACTTTCACAAGAAAATGCAATGTTAAGAGCAGTAATTAGAGAGCAATCAGAACAAGAAAATAAAGATACTGTAAGTGCTGAAGGAGAGTAACCTTTAGCACTATTTTATACCAAATTTTAGGAGGAAACTATCATGGCAAATGAAATCGTAAAAAACACAGAAAGTTATATCTTAGTACAAGTGAATGAAAAAGAAGAAGAAGCAGTCTTAGATAATGACTTTAGAGGTCAATTCTACCCAACTAATAATGTGAATATCGCAACTAAATTTGATGATTTAGATAAAGTTAAAGCACTTGCTAGTCGTTTAAACAGCTTAAACGAATTAAATTATGAGTTCGGCATTATTAGTGAAAAAGTGACAGTCAAACCAGTAAAGCTAACAACTTTATTAGAGTACGTGGAAGAAGCAACTGAAACTGACGCAGAATAGGAGTTTTAAATATGAAAGAAAATTCATTTAACTACAAAGTGTTAGCTATCTTTATCTTTGGTTTTGGCTTACTTATGTTTGAAAGAGGTTTCTTTTGGACTAAGGAACAAAACACAGTATTAAGCGATAGCGATTTCTATATAACACTCCATCAAGTCATGCCTATTTGGTTATGGGGCGTTTTAGGAATGCTTTTTAGTTTGTTTATCATTCTTGCACCTATATTCTTACCTAAACAGCAAGTAAGTAATAAATTTAACTTCTTACTTATCTTTGGTGGTAGTGGGAATGCAATTTATTATTTCTTACTCACTTCTGCAAGTATCTTTAATGCGATTAATTGGTTAAGTCCAGTACAGTTTGCAACTTTAGCAATGATTAATGCATTAATCGCTTACTATGGGGGTGCAGACGTTGCAGGAAAAAGATGAACGTTTCGTATTAAGAGAAGAGTGGATAGATAACACGAGTAAAATTCATCGAAAAATAGATGAGAATGATAAACGACACACTAGTGAATTGAAAGATTTGAATAATAAGGTAGATAAACAAATCATCTATCAAAAACAAGCGTTTGAAAGTCAAGAACGCTCAGAAAAGCATTTAGAGAAATTGAACGAAACAATGAAGAAATTCGGTGAAGATTTCACTGATGTTAAGTATCAAGTTAAAGATCATAGCAAACAACTTGAAACGTTCAGCGAAGTTATTAAAGAGAAACAAGGTTATAACGTAAAGATTATAGTTGCAATTATCAGTGGTATTGCTTCGGTACTTGTCGGAGCATTAGGTTTTGCAGCTGCATTCTTTTAAGTCGGCACTTATGTGTCGGCTTTTTATTTTGGAAAAGGAGTGGAACAAATGGAAAGTATTATTGCATTCGCAACAGTAATTTCAGTTATCACAATCGCATTAACACAATTAGTTAAGCAAGCTGGAGTACCTAAAAATATTGTACCTTTAATTGCTATTGGTATTGGTATTGTTTTAGGTGGTATTACAGCTTTTATCCCAGAAATCGTTACTGAATTATCAATCGGTGGTCGTTTGCTTGCCGGTTTAATTAGTGGACTAATGGCAACAGGTATTTGGGAAACTGTTAGAACACGCACAGGATCAACAAAAGATAAAAATAATAAAATTGGTGGAGGTCGTGCATAATGGCAGAAAAATGGAATGGCGTACCCGTTAAATATGATTTTTTACCGATTGGAACACGTAGAAGTGGGCAACCGTTAACAAGTAAAAAACCTTTATTTGCAGTAGCACATGATACAGGTAATCCTGAAACAACAGCACAAACAAACGTGAATTATTATAAAAATACGTATATGATTGATTGGTCAATCGTCGCAAGCGCTCATATTTTTGTTGATGATAAAGAATGTATTGTCTGTATTCCAGTTACCGAAAAAGCATGGCATGTTTTATACAATACACCAACTGACAACCAATGGTATAACGCTGATGCAAATGATGTAGCGTTTGGCGTGGAAGGTAGTTACTTCCCTAGTAGTCAAAAACGTTCTCGTAAGTCATTAGATAATATGGCACGTGTATTAGCTTATTTATGTAACTATTGGGGCATTGATTACAAAACTGAAGTACCAGGCCACCAAGACATTCAAGATGATAAAATTGATCCTGGAAACTTATTAGAGGCTTGCGGATATTCACGAAACGTTAAGCATCTAGATAAACAGATTGCTAAATACATTAATGGTGTTAAACCCGCACCGAGCAAAAAACTATCAACAAAAACAAGCAAAAAGCCGACACCTTCGCCGCAAAGTGTTGTTAAGTATAAACAAGCAATCGAATACATGCACAGCTTGAAAGGACAATATATCGATTTCGATAAAGAGTGGGCTTTTCAATGTGCTGATGTTGTTGTAGACTTCATCTACCATGTAACTGGTGGTGTACGTTTTTATGGTAACGCTAAAGAATTACACACTAAAAACGCCATGCCGAAAGGTTGGAAAGTGGTTAGAAACACACGTGATTACGTGCCACCTATTTGTGCAATCGCTATTTATACAACAGGCGTTTATAGTCGTTACGGCCATACTGGTTTAGTTTGGGACAATAGCGGTGGTACAAAAACATTTACAATCTTAGAGCAAAACTTTGATAGTAAAGCAAATTCGCCAGCTAAATTACGTGAAGATGATTACACAGGTTTAACACATTTTATTGTGCCAGACTTCGCCGACGATAGCGTTGATTTAACAGACATTAAAGAAGTACAAAAAACACAACGTCAATCTAAAAGTTCAATCAAGTTAGAACAAAAACCACCGTTAAATTTAACATGGAGTAATCAACCATACTTCAAAGCGGTTGCTGATAGTGAAGGCGTTAGAATTTGTAAACCTAACCATAATAACGTAATGGTGGTTACAAATGAAGAATACGATCCGGGCGACGTGTTCTACGTGTACGAAATTCGAAACGGTTGGGCTAGAGTTTACAGTCCAAGTAATGACGGTTATGTGTGGTATGAACGCTTAATTGTTAAAGATATTTATAAAACAGCAGGCGGTAAGAAGTTTGCGAAAAAAGATGATAAACAAGCAGTAGCACAACGTAATATTCTTGCAGATACAACAGGTTTAAAAGTGAATAGTATTCCACCATTAAACATGAAAAAGTCGTCTAAAGCTAAATTTAGAGCACGTGTCGATTATTACGGTGCAGCATTAGTTAAATTTAGAGGTAAGGAATGGTACACAACTAACGATATTTATAAAGCAGGATATAATCAATTTTATGTCTTTGAAATTAAGGACGGTTGGTGTCGTGTTTATTCTAAAAATAACAATGGTTGGATATGGCATGATCGTTTAAGAATTACAAAAGTGTATTAACATGTTATAGTAATAGTACGACATTATACAAAGATCTCCAAATTAGGGTAGTCACTATAGCTACCCTCTTTTTTTTATGTTATAAAAATATCGTACCTTTTTAAGTAGTTGTGCCCATTTTTTAATTTTATAATCATAAATTTGTTGTTATTTTTACGTTTACATATTAATATGTAAATATATTAGGAGGAGATCTTTATGCAAAAAATTTTCAAAACAATAGCCACAGCATACATGATTTCTGGAGATATGAATGGATATTATGGTAAAAAAAGAAATGAATTACGTAAAAATAGCTTACAATCGAGAAGTGATATAAATCAATTAGAAAGTGATTGGTACGCTACAGGTGCAGATATGCAAAAAGCTTTAAACGCATATCCAAAAGTAAAGGAACTAAATCATGGATACTGATACAAAACAGTCTAACGATGCAGAAGTGTTAGAAAGAAAACTAGAGAATGCTAATAATAGTGATGAAAGACGCGAAATTATAGCACGTGAAATTTCTTTAACTAAAAGTGGACCTCTTCCAGACCCTGAGGATTTTAAAAAATATGAAGAAGTTTTACCAGGTTCAGCTAACAGGATTATGGAAATGGCTGAAAAGAACCAGCAGCATAGAATGAACTTAGAAATTGTGGAGCAAGAAAAGTACTACAAAAGTAATGATTCAATTACGACAAAAGGAATTAATTCAAGTACGATTATTTCCATCGCGGGGATTATAGGATCAGTAGTATTAGGTATATTTGGAAAAGAATGGGCAGCAGGCATTATTGGGACTTTATCTTTGGGAAACATAGTGGTAAGTATGATTAACGCTACAGTAAATAATATAAGAAGAAAAGAGGACTAGTAACCGTATCTTAATAGGTACGGTTATTTTTTTATGCGTAATTTTCAAAAAAATACAAACCACGTTCTTATGAGCGTGGTGTTTTCATACAAATAAAAAATATTTAAGGATACATATAAAAGTGTTATAATTAATTTATCACTTTCGAGTAAGTCCTCATTATTTATTATATTTTTTTCAACCACATCTAAATTGATGTGGTTTTTTATGTGAGGGACTCGGGCCCCTAAAAAGTCCCTAAAAATTTGTATTATATGGTGTATTATTAATAGGCAAAATAAAAAGAACCCCGTCGTTATGGGATTCTTAATTTCGAAAAGTGTTTAATTTTCTGTTAATAGCGTCCTGGGAGGGATACTATAAACCTTATAACAACGGGTTTCATGGGGTTTTGGGTCCCTAATGGGTCCCTAAAAATCACATTGCACTTATAATCTGTGTTGCTTTTTCATCTTCTTCTTTATAAGTTTCTTCAAGTAAATGTGAATAAACTTCTGTGGTTACAGATATATTTTTGTGTCCTAGCCTTTTCGAAATGTAATATATAGAAATGCCTTTGGCTAATAAATATGAACAGTGAGTGTGACGTAGTGCATGCGAAGTAATTTCTTTGATACCTAGATTGTTGCAATATACTTTTAAACGTTTATTAACCGCATTGTTTGTTAATTCGCCAAAAATAGTACCGTCGATTGTTCTAGGTAATTGATCAATAGACTTAATGATATGGTTCATATCCTTTTGACTAATAGACACATAACGAGGAGACGAATCTGTTTTATGCTCATCAATATAAATTTCGCTTTTAACTTGATTGATATAATCTCGTTTTAGATTCAAAGCACCACTTATGCGACAACCAGTACATATCATGATGAATAGTACAAGCGATGAAGCATTGTCTTTAGTCATCAAATGCTGTTTTAATAATTCATAGTCTTTTAGATTGATATATTTACTATCTTCACTTTTATTTGGCTTACTAGCTCTATAACTCACTTTAAAAGTAGGGTTTTTTGCAATAAGTCCCTCATATACTGCGTCGTCTAAAGATGTTCTAATATAACCGTTTAGTTTTCTAATAGATTCTTTCGAATGATGTTTTGAAAACTCGTTAATAAAATCTTGATAATGATATCTGGATAAGTCTTTCAGCTTTTTCTTGCCAATAGGGTGGTTATTTATATGTTCTATGGCCGCAGCGTAAGACTTATATGTTTTAGGTGTTACAGTCGATTTTTTAAATGTTTCACACCATGTTTTGAAATAGTCATATAACGTTAAATTAGGTTCGTATTCAATACCTTGCTTTAATTCATTTAACTTATCTAACCCTGCCGAATTAGCCTCACGTTTCGTTCTAAAACCTTTCTTTCGATATCTCTTACCCTCATATTTAAATTCATATTGCCATTTTTTACCGTCATAACATCGTGTTTGCATGCTATCCCTCCTCAAAAAAGGTAAAAAATAATAAGGGTAGGTGGACTACCCTAGGAAATTATAAATTTAACAGTTGTTTCTTTTTAGTCTCAAACTCGTCTTGAGTTATAGCACCGATATCTAATAATTCTTTTAACATTTTTATTTTTTTAAACGATTCTAAGTCGTCATTGGAAGTATTGTGTTCCGATTCTAATACATTTTGAGTACCTTTTTCTTTACCATCTATCTTTTTGTTTACATATTCAATAAAATCATCTAATTCATCATCGTTAATCCATTTGATAGAAACTTTATTTCCACTTGAATAAAAAGTAACTATATTACCCATTATTTTTTTACTTAATTCAAAAGTACTTATCTTATTGTAATGAAAAATTTCTGAATCATAGCCACTTAATCTTTTAGCACAAAAAATTATTCTTTCCTCAGTTGCTGCTAAAACGCCATTTTTAACTGTATCATTTCCTAATGATTTTGTTTCATAAGCACCAAAAATAGCATGAGCTATTTCCTCATTCTCATGTAAAAAAGAGTTTTTAATCAATTCTAAATTTTTCTTTTTGTTAGCCATAATGTTATTTCCTCCTATAAAATTACTTTTCCAATCAATCTAACACCTTCATTTTCATAAAAGTGTAAGTCACGATAATCTTTATTCAATGAAACAAGCGTCAATCTATCTTCTCCTACATGTACTTTCTTAACATATGCCTCACCATTAATTATGAATACGCCGATTTGACCATTCTTAATGTTATTAGATTTCTCTACAAAGATAATTTCTTTATCACTAAACATCGGTTCCATCGAATTACCGTTAACTTGTAATGCTAAATCATGTGGAGGAACGTAACCTTTAACTGAAACTTTGAATTTAGGTTCATCAAAGATCTGTTCACCAGTACCAGCAGAAACATAACCATTAACGTCAGTTAATGTTGTGTTTTCGTTTTTGTATGTATCTAGGTCGATTACGTTATCATCAGTAGAGTTTTGCAGTTCTAATTGATGGTTAGCAAAATCTAAGACGTTGTGTTGGCGCGGAGGTGTGAGCTGATTGTACACAGTTGTGATGTCGTTGTCTTCTTTATAAGTAGTATCAATATCACTTTTAACAATCCCGAAGACATCAGCAATTTTTTGAATCACACCATGCGAAGGGTTAGAACGTAAATTTAAATAGTCACTTAATGTAGATGGTTTAATATCAATTAATTCTGCTAGTTGTTTTTGAGTCATTTCAGTTTCTTTTAAATACTTTCTTATATTATTAGCGATTATTTTGTTTCGTTCTTTATTCATAGGTTATTACCTCCTTATTTCGTATTATACGAATTTTTTCATATCAAAGTAAAGTTTTTTACGAAAAAAACGTATTTTATGTTGACAGTACGAAAAAATCGTATTATATTAGGATTACCGAAAGGCGGTGAGCAAATGAAAACATTAAAAGAGTTGAGAACTGATTACGGATTAACTCAAGAGGAGTTGGGAGATTTATTTAAAGTCTCATCACGTACTATTCAAAATATGGAAAAAGATTCTACTAACATAAAAGATAGTCTGCTTTCTAAATATATGAACGCTTTTAATGTTAAATACGATGATATTTTTTAGGTAACGAATACGAAAATTTCGTATTCATGAATGATAAAAAGAAATCAATCATTTTAGCATTTAAAGAAAGAGAACATCAAACAACTTAATAAGGAGGAAAATAAATGCAAGATTTACAAAACAAACCGAACATTGGAGAAATGTTCAATATTCAAGAAAAAGAAAATGGAGAAATCGCAATAAGTGGCCGAGAGCTACATCAAGCATTAAACGTTAAGACTGAATACAAAAAATGGTTTAGCAGAATGTCTGACTACGGTTTTGAAGAAAATATCGATTTTACAAGGGTGACCCAAAAATGTCTTACCCAAGGCGGTTATCAAAATATGACTGACCACGCGCTTACATTAGACACTGCAAAAGAAATCGCAATGATTCAACGTAGTGAACCAGGTAAACGTGCAAGACAATACTTTATCCAAGTAGAAAAAGCGTGGAACAGTCCAGAAATGATAATGCAACGTGCATTAAAAATTGCTAACAGTACAATTAACCAACTAGAAACTCAAATTGAAAGAGATAAACCAAAAGTGATGTTTGCAGACGCAGTAGATACAAGCACAAGTTCAATACTTGTAGGAGAACTTGCTAAATTAATTAGTCAAAACGGTGTGAAGATAGGACAAAATAGATTATTTCAGTGGTTAAGAGACAATGGTTATCTAATCAAGAAGCAAGGTGAGGCTTATAACTTACCAACTCAAAGAAGCATGGATTTAAAAATCATGGACATCAAAAAGAGAACTCAAAATAATCCAGATGGCTCAATCAGAGTTACTCGTACAACTAAGATTACTGGCAAAGGTCAACAATACTTTATTAATAAATTTTTAGCAAACGAAATATTACCCACAATCGAACAAACAACTTAAGGAGTCATAACCATGCTAAAGAAATTAAAAACAGCACTCCTAATCGTCATCTTGGCGGAGGAGATTAGGAATGCTATTAGAAGGCCAACATATAAAGTAAAAGTAAATGTTGATACTGATGAATTGATGAAAAAACTAAAGTCCTTTGAATAAATTATTAAAAGTATATTCGCCTAGAGCTTTTTCGTACATGTCATGCCAAGAATTAAACCTAGTGTTTTTATTCACGTAATGCTCCCAATCTTTAGTTTGCATTACTACATTGAAATCTTCTTGGCTATGAACGTCAAGATTGCTTGCTTCAATAAATTCATATATATCAGTTTTGTTTGTATATTTTTTCATGAATTGTGTAGAAAACAAATCATTAAAATCTACATTTGAAGTACCTTTCATAGATTGCGCATTAGAACGCATTCGCTTTAAAGCTCTAGAGAAATCTTTATTGTTTTTACTCATTATTACACCCCCAATCTAACGCAGTAGCGATAACCAAATTATACACGAAAGGAGTGTTAATAAATGAATCAAACTTTAAACGTAACCGTCCCAATACCAGATACGCACGTACTTGTCGCTAAAGATGAATACGATGAGTTAATAAACTACTCACTAGACCCAGTTTGGGACTTAAAAGAATTGAAACGCAAATTGAAAATGTCATCTGACGACACTATTAAAGACAGATTACTATTCAATCCGAAGTTTGAAAAATTACTCAAAAAGCAAGGCATCGCACATTATCCGGATGAAAGTTTGAACCGTTGGAGATTCAACGCTAGAAAGATGAGTAAATTTATTGACGAACATTTCGAAGAAATTCACAAGGGGGCGAAGAAATGACTAACGAAGATAAAACGTTTGTACTAACAGGTTTTATGTTTATTGCAGTGTTCTTTCTATTATTAATCGCATTAAATGTGTTCATCACTAATGCAGCAGCATTTGCATTATTAGTAGCTATGCTAACCTATTTATTCTTTGACACTTGTTACTACGCAAAAAAAGACTGATACCCACGCCAATGAGTAACAGTCAAAATTTAATCAAAATATACAACTTAATTTAATCAAAATATACGGAGGAAGTCAACTATGGCCGAAACAATAGAGGTAAGTAAAAAGGATTTTAACAAATATTGTAAAGACAGTATCGACTTAGTTTTACTTGCTAATGATTATAAATTTTTAGAACGCCAGTATCAAACTGCGCAGGACCATATTGAAGAATTGCAAAACGACATCAAGTTTTATATGGAATTGTACCAAAGCGCAGACGCTAGGGCAGACAGAGCGAACAAAAGACTGGAGGAGTATATCGATGCAAGAGCCAATATTAAATTGTGAAGTAGAATATCGCATCAAAGATAATTACTTTGGACGTTGGATCACTAATAAACCTACTGCTCAAGAATACGCTAATTACAATGCTTTAAGAAGTAATGCACGTAAATTCGATGGTTTGCAAGATATAGACATTGACTGGGATAAACACTTGATTGAAGTATCAACGATTGAAACGAAAGAAACGCGTAAAGTATACAGTTTTGAAGATTTGGAGGAGGTAAAAGATGGCTGAACAACTTAATTTATTTCAAAAGATAGCAGATGTTAAAGCCAATATTGATGGTTTTACTAAAGACACCAAAGGTTACAACTATTCTTACGTAAGTGGCTCTCAAGTCCTTCATAGAATAAGAAACAAGATGATTGAACATAATTTATTACTTGTACCATACACAGAAAACGAAGAAGTAACTGAAACCACAAATACGAAAGGTAAGCCAGAACATATTATTAAATTGAAACTGACTTATAAATGGATCAATGCAGATAATCCACAAGAAATTTTAGAAGTACCTTTCTTCGCAGTAGGCCAACAAGACGATGTATCGAAAGCACATGGTACTGCATTAACTTATGCGGAAAGATACTTCTTAATGAAATTCTTCAATATTCCAACCGATGAAGATGATGCAGATGCTAAACAAAAACAAGAAAAATATAACAAGGTAAGTAGTAAAACGGTTGGCGTTCTAAAACAAGAAGTGTTTGATTTTGTTGATTTGATGAAGTCATTAGGAAAAGACGTAACGCAACAACAAGCAGAAAGTACATTTGGAATACAAGATTACACGTCAATGTCTGAACAACAAGCAGTAACTACAATCAATAACATTCAAGCAATGGCGAAAAAATATAAGGAGAATGGCAATGACTAATTTAACAATTTTAACAGGACGTATCACTAAAGACTTAGAACTAAAACAAGCAGGACAAACTCAAGTAACTAACTTCTCATTAGCAGTAGATAACCCATTCAAAAAAGATGACACTTCATTCTTCGACATTGTAGCGTTTGGTAAAACTGCTGAACTACTTAATAACTATTGTGGTAAAGGTAGCAAAATCTTAATCGAAGGCAACTTGAAACAAGATAGATTTCAAGACAAAGAAGGAAACAATCGTTCAGTAGTACGAGTGATTGCTAACAGAATTGAATTCTTAGATAGCAAAGGTAGCAACCAACAAAACGGCCAACCTCAACAACAAAGAGGACAAGCAACAGCAGGAAATAATCCATTTGATAATGGTACAGACATCGATAACTCAGATTTGCCTTTCTGATTGGACTGATATAGATGCCGATTATTAAAAATTACATCATTCAAGACGACGGTACAACTACCGTTGTCATTGAGGGTGTAGAACTAGATAACAAGACATCGCTATTACTCGATAACGGTTTTGATGTAGAAGTTGATGTCATTCCAGTTGATCCATTCAGAATAACCGACAAACAACGTCGTAAGATATTTGCACTTGTAAAGGACATAGAGGCTCATACTGGAACGCCTATGGATTACATGAGGCATTTATTCATCGAATACGTTCGGACTTACTACGGCTACGACAAGCGCATCTCATTAAGCGATTGTACACGTACACAAGCTAGCCAAATTATCGAGGTTACATTGGACTGGATATTTCATAACGATATACCTCTTGCATATAAAACGAGTGACTTACTCAAGCAAGATAAATCATTTTTATATTGGTCTACGGTCAATCGTAACTGTGTTATATGTGGCAAACCACATTCTGATTTAGCACATAGATATGCAGTTGGTAAAGGTCGTAATCGTAACAAGATAAATCATGTAGGCAATCAAGTATTAGCGTTATGTCGTTCACATCATACGGAACAGCACCAGATAGGAATGGATACATTTAACAAAAAGTATCACTTAACAGATAGTTGGGTGGATGTAGATGAACGACTAAACAGAATGTTGAAAGGAGTGATTTCATGGGTGACAGATTAATAGATATAACTGGTGGATATGGAACTGTCTATAAAGAGGTTTTAAAAGATAAAGAATTAAGCATTGAAGCAAAAGCAATATACAGTTATTTATCTTCTTATGCTGGAGGTAAAGATACAGCTTTCCCTAGTATCGGGCTAATATGTCATGAATTGAATATAAGTGAAAAACGTTTCTATAAGCACCGTAAAGAACTTTTAGACAAAAACATCATTAGTAAAACACGAGAAAGAACAAATAACGGTTTTAGCAAAACGATATATACGATTAATCACCATTTCGTACACGGTCAATTCGTACGCGTACGAAACGTACACGGACAAAACGTACACGGACAAAATGTAGGTACTAAGAATAACAGTATTAAGAAGAACAATAATAAGAAGAACAATAATAAGAGTGACACGTCACAAATTTTTCAATTAGTTAGTAAAGAATTAGAAATGATACAAAGTCCTTTAAAAGTACAGGAGTTAGAAGATGAACTCAATCTTATTAAAGGAAACAAGCTAGAAATAACAGGAGTAGCTATTAATTACTGTAAACAAAATAAGAAAGGTATTAACTACCTAATTAAAGTATTAAGAAATTGGAATAACGAAGGTGTAGATACTAAAGAGAAAGCACTAGCTAAAGTAACGCCTAAAAAAAAGAAAACTAATGAAACCGACGATTTAATTGCAGCGATGGAACAAGAATTAGGTGATGAGTAATGAGTATGACTAAGAAAGAAGCATTACAAATCATCAAAAAAATTAGGAACATCTATAATTTAGAGTTCGACAAACCAAAGTTAGAAACATGGATAGAAGTTCTTAGCGAAAATGGTGATTACGAACCAACACTAAAAACACTAGATAACTATATTAATTCCGGCAATTCATATCCACCTAACTTACCTAAAATCATGAGAAAAGCACCTAAGAAAATGGAATATGAAGAGGCGCCAGATGATGTAAAAGAGCATCGTTGGAAAATGAAAAACGACCCTGAATATGTAGCTGCACGAAAAAAGATACTTGATGACTTTGCAGAACAACTTAGAAAGTTCGAGGTGAACAACCATGAATGAACGCAGAGATATTGAAAGTACGATTATTTCAAGTTTGCTTAAAAAGCCTGAACTTATCGAAAAGTTGCGTGTTAAACCTTATATGTTCTATTACGACGATTTTAGAACGTTTATGGAATATGTATTTGAAGTTGGCAAGGTGGATCATCAAGAAATATTTTTAGAAACATCAAAGAATAAAAACTTTTTAGATTTCGACACGATACAAAAGCTATATAATTCCGATTTTATTGGTTACGGCATATTTGAGCGCTATCAACAGAATTTATTGGAAAACTATCAAATATCACAAGCGAATGAAGTAATCAACGAATTTAACCAATCACCTAACATGCAATCGTTTGAAGCAATGCTTACTGACTTAAATCAAGTATCACTGATTAGCGCGACAGATGAAACAAGTACAAAACAAATTGTAGATGAGTTTGTAGAAGAGTTGTATAGCGATGAACCTAAGAAAGCCATTAAGACAGGTTTTCCATTAATGGACTATAAAATAGGCGGTTTAGAGCCAACACAACTCATTGTAATTGCAGCGCGACCTTCAGTAGGTAAAACAGGGTTTGCGCTTCAGATGATGCTTAATATCGCTAAACAGGGTTATAAGACATCGCTATTTAGTTTAGAAACAACAGGCGTAGCAATATTAGAGCGAATGTTATCTGCAGCGACTGGAATTGAATTGTCACGTATTAAGAAAAAATCAGACTTAAGCGCTGATGACTTAACTAAATTAACAAGTGCTGCAAGCGAAATATTGAAACTGGAAATAGATGTTAATTCACAAAGCAACGTAAGCACTCAGGAAGTCCGTAAGCAAGCTATAAAGAACAAAGATAAGCAACAGGTCATATTCATCGATTATCTACAATTAATGCAAACAGATAGCAAATTAGACCGTAGGAACGGTATTGAAAAAATAAGTCGTGATTTAAAAATAATAGCAAACGAAACAGGTGCAATTATCGTTTTACTTTCGCAACTTAGTCGTGGTGTAGAAAGTCGAAATGACAAACGACCTATGTTATCTGACATGAAAGAAGCAGGTGGAATTGAGGCAGACGCAAGTTTAGCCATGCTTTTATACCGAGATGATTACTACAACCAAGATGAAGAAGATGAACTCGGTAAGTCGATAGTTGAATGCAATATTGCAAAAAATAAAGACGGAGAAACAGGTGTCATCGAATTTGAATACTACAAACGTACACAAAGGTTTATGACATGACGGTTATCGAATACAAAAAGTTACTCGGAACAATGTACCGACGAGATTATAGCAACGATCAACTTATCGGGACGTTATTAATTGAAGTTGGTCGGGCTATCAATCGCTTGCTGGAAGAGAAAAAAATATCGCCATTCGATGACTATGAAAAAGTGAAGGACATTATCGAAAATGATACGAAGTGGAGGCAAAGCGATGGGACTTATAGAAAATCAACCTAACGCATATAGCCTATATGAAAGCGACGGTTGGGAAATGCTTAGGGTTCTACCTAGAGATGACGGTACTTTCTATCTTGCTAATAAAGGTGGAATGAGTGATAAGCATTTTAAAACATTTGTGACTAAAGATGAGTTAGCAAAGATGAAACGTAAGCATAAATTATTTAGAAAAGAAGAATTACAACAACAGACAACAATAGATGAATTCTTGTTTTAGGAGTGACATCGTGAGTAAATACAATGCTAAGAAAGTTGAATATAAAGGTGTCGTGTTCGATAGCAAAGTCGAGTGCGACTACTACCAATATTTAGAACGTAACTTAGGTAATGGATATGACCGTATTGAGTTGCAACCTAGATATGAGTTGATACCTAAATTTGGTAATCAGCGTAAGACAGAATATATCGCAGACTTTGCACTATTCAAAGATGATGTACTAGTCGAAGTGATAGACGTAAAAGGAATGCCAACAGAAGTAGCGAAGTTGAAAGCGAAAATGTTTAGACATAAATATCCGAAAATCAAACTCACATGGATATACAAAGCGCCTAAATACACAGGCCAAGAGTGGATAACGTATGAAGAACTAATTAAAGCACGTAGAAAGCGTAAAAAGGAGAAGATGAAGAATGGTAAAGATTAAACGTAAAGTAGAAATGACATTACCAGAATTAATTGAGTGGGGATTTAAAAATGGGATTAAGAACAAAGAGTTTGTAAGTAATTTTTTCGAAAAGAAATCAGTAATATTCAACTTGAGTGGTTGGGCAGAGTTTAGTGATGAATATGCTTATTTACCAGAAGATACTTTCACAGTAGAAGTTGAAGAAGAAATTACGAAAGAAACAAAACTTCCTAAGTTTTTAGAAATTTCTTTTGATCGAAAAAGTGGCAGAGATTTTGCAGTTGTTCGTGAAAAAGAGTCGATTAAAAACATTGTTGATAAGAATATCGAACATTTTATAGATACAAGAACTATTCATTTATTCGATGATGACGGAACACATACACTCATTTGGAAATATGGCGAATTGGTGGGTGATGAGCAATGTCTAAATTAGCAGTTACATTCAAAATTGAAGGCACAGCTTACATTGTTCCTGATAATGAAAAGCAGACGGAAGAGCAAGTGCTTGAGATGGCAGAGAAGTACCCTAATGAATTTGATAAACACTTAGATATTAAAAAAGTAGAAAACGTTAGCGTTATATCAGAAGGGTGGAAGTGACACTATGCCGAAAGCGAAAAGAATTATGTACAAAGGTCAAGAATACACATTATCGAAAATCGAAATTAATCAAATGCGTAAAGGTAAGGTAACAGCCGATGCATTTGATGAACGTATCGCAAAAGGTTGGAACATTAAAGACGCAGTTTATTTAAACCATAACTTTGTACCGTTTAAGAACGGTGTGTATCTAGAAGTACCAGTATTTAATGATACTTACTACATTAAAAGGTCAGATTTTGAAGATATGCGACAAAATCACAACCTAAGCACACAAAAAATATTCTCAAGAGTTAGAAAACAACCTATCGAAGAAGTTATACCGGAAGAATACACAATTTATGAAAAGGAAAGCGATGATGATATGAATTACTTAGCAGAACAGAGAGAGCGTGAGGAACGTATAAAAGCACGTGAGTTAAATAGATTAAAAGAACGCAAGCCACATTTATTTAACGGTACACCACAAAAACATGTATTTGATAAATATTGCGTTCACTTATTCGATAACAATGTATTTGCTAAAGTCAAAACAGATCAATACGGCAATGTACAGAGGGGGTAGCGGAATGGAATTACATGAATTAAATAAAGGCGATGACATTTGGTTTAAATATCCAAACGCAACCAACTCATTCCCTGCAGTGGTGGAAGAGTTGAATTATAACTTTAATGGTGAACCTTATCTTATGGTGCGCGTTGGTAGTGAGTTAGTAAAGATTGATGATAGATACGACATAGTAAAGGTGTAGATAAAAATGACAATTATTAGTAATAAAAAAGTAGACATGGTAAATAAGCCGAAACATTACACTTACGGAGATATTGAAGTCATTGATTTTATTGAACAAGTAACTAAAGACTACAAACCAGAACTTGCCTTCAGTATCGGTAACGCAATCAAATATATCAGTCGTGCTAATCATAAGAATGGTAAAGAAGATTTAGATAAAGCGCGTTGGTACTTAAATCGTGCATTTGAAAAGTGGGAGGACGCATGAAGTTTATAGATATATGTAGTGGTATTGGAGGTTTCCGTTCTGCATTAGAGAAACACAGTCATAACTGCGTAGCATTCGCAGAAATAGATAAGTTCGCAAAACAAAGTTATAGAGCAATTTATGATACAGAAAATGAGGAGGAGTTAGATGACATCACAAGCGTTACAGATGAACATTTTCGATTATACAGAGGACAAGTCGACATCATCACAGGCGGTTTTCCTTGCCAAGCCTTTAGTATCGCAGGGAACCGCAGAGGGTTTGAAGATACAAGAGGGACAATCTTCTTTCATATTGCGAGGGCGATTAAAGAGATCCAACCATCTTATGTATTACTGGAAAACGTCAAAGGGTTACTCTCACACGACAAAGGGAGAACTTACGGAACAATCGTTCAAGCGTTGGATGAATTGGGGTATTTCATCGAATGGGGCTTGTTTAACAGCAAATATTGGGGAGTTCCACAAAATAGAGAACGAGTATACATTTTAGTTACACGTAAAGATGTTTGGAAAGAACCTAAGTTATTTAACCTACTCAAACAACAAACAAGCGTTAATACACGACTAGTTGACATCTTAGAGAAAGACGTAGACGAAAGTTACTACTTATCCGAAGAAAAGACAAGAAAGTTAACGTTGAACGAAGATTTAAGCGGTAGATTAAACCACTACGATTACAGAGATGTTGATAGTGTTCATAGTGTGAATAGGGTAAGTCCTACACTTAACACAATGCAAGGTGGGGACAGACAACCTAAAGTGGCAGTTCCAGTTTTAACGCCAGATAGAGTGAACAAACGACAAAATGGTAGAAGGTTTAAAGAGAACAACGAACCTATGTTTACGTTAACCAGTCAAGATAGGCATGGTATAGCAATAAGTGAGAATGTTTCACAACTCAAAAGGAAAAGTTTTGTTTCTAAAAAAGAATTCGGACGTATGGGTAAACAAGCGTGTGAAACTATGAATGAAAACATAGAAGAATTAAAAAATGGCACAACGGTAAATGCATATAATAAAACAATAGATCAAACAGGTTTAAGTCCTACATTAACAACTAGACCTGAAGGGTTTAAAACAGCGATTTTACCTATCACTGAAGATTTGAGAATTAGAAAACTAACACCTTTAGAATGTTGGAGGCTACAGGGCTTTAGTGACGAACAGTTTTACAAAGCTAAAAATAGTGGTGTGAGTAAATCACAATTATATAAACAAGCAGGTAATGCAGTAACTGTTAATGTTGTAGATGCGATTGTGGGTGAGTTGAAATGATACTTAGCGATACAATCAACCAACGCTATCGCTATGCTACACAAGGCAAGACACCTACACAGATACAACAGGAATTACGCAAGATAGGTGTCAACGGCTTTGTGGTTAAGGTAGCAGGAAGTAGAGTGACGATGAAAGTTGAAAAAGAAAATATAAGAAAGAACAGGGAGTGTTTGAGATGATACCTAAGCGATATCTAGGAAAAATGAGATTTAATAATAGGAAGAACGAAGAATATTGCTCTTTATATGATTGTCCTGTTTGCGGAAAAGAGATTGTTCGTCCTACTGGAGAAGGTAATAGATTGACAGCTTGTTCACAATCATGTTCTCAATTAGGAAAAGATAGAGGAACGTATAAACCATATATCTATATAAACGAATATAAATATATTTATAACCCTAAACACCCTAACTCTTTTAAAAGTGGATATATAGCTGAACATAGGTTAATTGCAGAAAAAACAGTCGGTAGATATTTGAATGAAAATGAAATAGTACACCATATAAATGGCAATAAAACTGATAACAGAATAGAAAACCTAGAAATTATGAGCGCATCAGAACATAACAAAATCCATTCGAATAAAAGGAGTAGAGATCAATATGGAAAGTATATCGTTTAGAGCGTGGGATAAAGAAGAAAAGAAAATGCATAAAGTAAAAACTATTGAATTCAGTGGCAGAGGTGCAAGAATTATACATTTAGCCGAAGTGAATTCTAACGGTAAAGGAGATCATAAAAGATGGTATTCATCTGTTGAACTCATGCAATCAACAGGCTTAAAAGATAAAACGGTGTTGAAATTTATGAAGGGGATATTGTCGAATTTAAATATCCATATGATAAGCGTATAAAAACAAAAGGCGTTATTGTTCGGAATGATAATAAAGCGTGTTTTGGAATAAGTATGAAAGAAACTACTGAACAATACGAATTATATAGAATAACAGCTGAAAATTATTTAACAGTAATTGGTAATGTTTATCAAAACCCAGAGTTATTGGAGGGCAAATAAATGAATAACTTAAAATTTAGAGCATGGGATAAAGAGTTAAAAATGATGTGCGACGTATTAAAAATAGATTTTGGAAACAGAACATTATTTTACCGTCATTGGTTGTATGGCGTAAGTAGAGAAATTGATATAAAAGAAGTAATTATTATGCAAGCAACGGGAGCAAGATATATTTACGACGAAAAAGGTAAAGAAATTTTTGAAGGCGACATTGTTAAAACTAGAGCTTCTGAGTATGGAAGATTTATCGGTTATGTAGATAACGCTATATCACGTTTTCAAGTACGAGGAGTTAAGCAATACAAAGGTTTAAGTGTAAATTTAGACGGAACTTGTGAAATTATCGGCAATATCTACGAAAACCCAGAGTTATTGGAGGACGAGTAAATGGCAAAATTACATTTTGGCTCAAAAGAGTATTTTGAAAAACAATCAGAGTTTTGGTTTAAAGAAAATTCAAAACATATTTCAGAACGTGACGCTTATAAGAAACAACGTGATGAACTCATCAATGATATGGCAGAAGTGAAAAGGAAGGCGGAGGCGTTTGATGAGATTTTAAACGTTGACTATATAGTAGCGCCTGATGATTATGCACATGAAATCACAAAAATTGTAGATAAATACAGGGAGGAACAATAAATGTCAATTTTACCAATTAAATTATTATCAGAAAATGCAATCTTGCCAACAAGAGCAAATCCGACAGATAGTGGATTAGATTTATATGTAGCAGAAGATACAACGATTCAAGCGCATAGTACAAAAGTAGTTCCAACACATATTGCGATTGATTTAGCGTATGGATATGAAGCGCAAGTGAGACCACGTTCAGGTAAATCATTGAAATCTAAATTACGTGTAGCGCTTGGAACAATTGATCACACGTATAACAAAGAAATTGGAATTATCACAGACAATATCGGTGATGAAGATATTACGGTGAAAGCAAAAACACGTTTAGCACAATTGGTTGTTACACCAGTGATGTTACCAGAGCCAACGGAGGTGCAAGAGTTTGACGAAGTATCGGAAAGAGGAGCATACGGAAGTACAGGGGAGTAAAGACATAGTAGCAGAGATTAAAAGAATACTTGGTAAGGAGTAACGAGGAATAGATAAAGTGAATATTAAAAAAGCGAGAAAAAAACCAGCTTATGGTATTTTACCAGATGTTATTAAAGCTGATTATATATGGGATAAGGAGTGAGTGGGAATGGAAGATAATCAAAATGACAAGAAATATATTATTGAAATAAAGAGTGGCTTGTATGTATCAACAAATGCATTTGGAAATGTATACAGTTTCACTAAAAACATAGAAGAAGCTATTAAAACTTCTTATTTAGATAGTGCTATGGATATTGCAGAACGCTGCTATGGTACTGTCAAAGAATACAGAATGAAACATGAGATTTTAGAGGTTTTAGAATAATGCAATACCTAATCAGAGAATTCACAGATAGCACAGGTCATGTGCATGTAAATGTAGAAGCACCTAGAGAGAATGAACGTATGACGTTGGTAGAGGCAGAGAGTGAGAAAGAAGCTAAAGAGAAAGTCGAAGTCAAAGGGTTATTAAATTGCATTAAACCACCTAAAGCAAATTGGCGTTGGCTAGAAGATGAATATAAAAAATTAGGAATATTCGATAAGGAGTGAACGCAATGTTTAAACGCATACTTAAAATATGGTTCATCATCGGAATGTATGAATTAAGCAAACATCTAACTAACGAACTTATTGTCAAGTTGCAGAGTGAAGATGATGTGGATACTTTTAACCAATCAGATCATATGCATCTAAATATGGAGGTAAGTAAATAATATGTGGATAACAATATCAATAATTCTCGCAATAGCATTACTGATTGCATTAGGTAGTAACTCAATCTTGCGTAATGAATTAGATGCACTGAAATACACCAACGTATATCTCTTTAGTAAGTTTGTAAGAGAAAGTGACATAGAAGATATTGAACGTGAGATAGAGAGCGCGAAGAAACAGTTTAAGTAATGGAGGTAAGTTGATGACTTTGAACAAGCGCGACGTAGTTTTAATGGAGGAGTATTGGAAAAACTTAAAAGAGATGAAAGGACAATTAGCTTACAGACGCTATGAATTATTATATCAACCAACCGATACTAACTTTGGTGGAGGTAAATCTAATATAGTTACCAGTCAAGTAGAGAATGAAGTAGTCAAATTGCATCAAGATGACTTGTATAAAAACCTAAGCAATACTATCACATCTATTGAAGATATATATAGGAGTGCAACTAAAGAACAACAAGTCATAGTTGATTATAGATATTGGGACAAAGATTTACTTATACATGAATGGGAAGATATTGCTCATGAATTAACTAAGCAAAGAGAAGATGATAAAGTCATTTCAGTTTATTCTGTATTAAGGATGAGAAGAAAGTTAATGGAAGAAACTGCAAAGAGAATTGGTTTTATTCATTTCGATTAATCGCAATTCTCACATTGTTTAATTGCGAAGATAATTAATATATATTGTTAGTATCAAATATTATTAGATGATAAACAATCAAAAAGAACATTCAACTTCATTGTTGTTTGTTCTTTTCTTTTTGTCTTGAAAGAAGTGAAATCATTTGTCATTCATTCAACCAAAGATTAGACAAGGACGAAAGACGATGACAGAGAGCGAGTACAAGGCACAAAGGGAACGTAATAGGCAACGTAATGCCAAGCAGTATAACGCACACACGAGATATGGTAAGGATAGCAAGTATATGGAGTTCTATCATTCAAAAGAGTGGAGAAACAAGCGTAAACAAGTGCTATTACGAGATAAATATTTGTGTCAGTCGTGTCTTAGAAAAGGTTACGTTAATCCAGTAAAAAAAGGTCAACGTTTTTACGTTCATCACATTATTGAATTAAAAGATGATTGGGAAAAACGATTAGATATAAACAACTTGGAAACGGTATGTGCCGAGTGCCATTTAGAGAGCCATAGGGGGCAAAGACGGAAACGATGAACAATGTATCGGAAATTTAAGGGAGGGCTTGATATACCCCCTGTCTGATACACGCAGGGCGTAAT